TTCAAGGCGGCGCTGGGCATGGTCGGTGCGGCCATGCTGTACATCGTGCTGCCGCCCTTGAACAGCGATGGCACCTTCAACAAGGGCGAATTCGTCGCCCGCCTGGCCTGCGCTGGCGTGTTCTCGTGCCTGCTGGGCGGCACCGTGTACCAGCTGCTGTGCGCCCAGCTCCCGGCCATCGGGGCCATGGTCAACGCCTCCGCCATCGACCTGATCGTCGGCGCGCCCGGCTGGTGGGTATCGCGCGCCGTGGCCCTGTGGTTCCAGCGCCGCAGCGACAAGGACATCGCCGAGCTGGTCAAAGACGCGAAGGAGCATTGATGGCCACCACCGACAACCCTTTGATCGCGCGCGTGATCGACGCCATCCTGCGCGCCGAAGGCGGCTATGTGAACGACCCGCAAGACAAGGGTGGTGAAACCAATTACGGCATCACCGTGGCCGTGGCGCGCGCGAACGGCTATCAAGGCCCGATGCGCGATCTGTCCGTGGCCGTGGCGCGCGCCATCTACACGGCCCGCTACATCACGGAACCGAAGTTCGACCGGGTGCTGGCCCTGCATGCCGGCATCGGCGCCGAACTGATCGACACGGGCGTGAACATGGGACCGCACCGCGCGGCTGAATTCCTGCAGCGCTGGCTGAACGGTTTCAATGACACGGGCCCCCGCTATTCCGCCCTGTTCGTCGACGGCCGCTTGGGCACGCAGTCGCTGGGCGCGCTGGCGGCCTTCCTCAAATGGCGCGGCCAGGATGGCGCCGCCGTGCTGCTGCGCGCCCTGAACGGCCTGCAGGCGGCACGCTACCTGGAAATCACCGAGGCAAACAAGAGCCAGCGCCGTTTCCTGTTCGGCTGGATCAAGGAACGGGTGGCCATGTGACCGCGACCACCTGGCGCCCACTGGCCGTCGTTCTCCTGTGCGGCGCCATCGCAGGCTGGACGGCGCAGGGCTGGCGCAAGGACGCCAGCATTGCAGACCTGCAGCGGGCGGCAGCCGCCCAAAAAAGCACCGCCGCCACCGCGCTGGCCCAGGCCACCGCCCGCGTGCTCACCTTGGAGCGCGCCACCGGCGCCGCCCTGGCGCAGCGCGCCGACCACCTTACCCAGGAACAAACCCATGCGAAAACTGAACGCGAACGTTTTAACGATGACGTGCGCAGCGGCGCTGTGCGGCTGTCAATCCCCGTTGCCAGCGGCCAGTGCGCCGCAACTGCAGATACCGCCGCTACCGCAGGCCATTGGCACGAAGCGCGTGCCAAACTTGAGCCAGCGACTGCGGCAGCTCTTGACGCCATTGCCGGCGACGGCGACGACGCCACCCGCCAGCTGAACGCCTGCATCGACGCCTACAACCTAGTACGAGACACCTACCATGTACAAACCGAATAGCCTGCGCCAGCACCTCGCCGCCGCCATCCCCGACCTGCAGCGCGACCCCGACCGCCTGCTGGTCTTCGCCGACGAAGGCAACGTCGTGGCGTCGGCCACCGCCTCCCTCTCCTTCGAATACCGCTTCAAGCTCAACCTAATCGTCACCGACTACGCAGGCGACGCCGACGCCATCATGGTGGCCCTGATTGCCTGGCTGAAAGTCCACCAGCTCGACCTGATGGCCAACGAGGAAACGCGCAAGCACGGGATCGCTTTCGAAGTCGATTTTAACAACCATGAAACGGTCGATATTTCCATCAAGCTGGACTTGACCGAGCGCGTGGCCGTCAAGACCGGCGAGGGGGGCCGCCTGGACATCAAGCACCTGGCCGAGATACAGCACATGCCAGCCTACGCCGACGAGTTCTGGAAGCTGTATGACGGCGACACCCTGCTGGCTGAATGGCGCACGCCCGAGGCGACAGCATGAGTGACGACCTGCACGCGCTGGAAGCTTGGGCCGGCGCCCTGCTGGCCAAGCTGCAACCGGCTCAGCGCCGCGCCATCAATCACAAGGTGGCCATCGACCTGCGCCGCAGCCAAGCGCAACGCATCAAGGCGCAGCAGGGGCCGGATGGCGCCGCCTACCCGGCGCGCAAGCGGCGCAAGGAATTCAAGGGGAAGAACGGGCGGATCAAGCGGCAGAAGGCGGCCATGTTCGCCAAGATCCGCACCGCCAAGCACCTGAAAGTAAAGGCGACCGGCGACCAGATCGAGGTCGGGTTCTTTGGCTGGGTGGCGCGCGTGGCGCATGTGCATCAGTTTGGCCGGCAAGACCGCTTGTCGAAAAAAGGGCCGCTGTTCAAGTACCCGGAGCGGCCGCTGTTAGGCTTGAGTGAACCGGATCGGACGCTGATACGCGAATCACTGCTGCGTCACATGCAAAAAAACTAAGATGCTTCAATGCAAACTTTAACTGACATTAGTTGTCAAATGGGTTAGAGTCACATGGATGACACCCATCGGCTGAGAACCCCCGATTTCTTTACTGCGCCAAAGGTCAATTCAAAACTGAAACTGATTGTCGAAGCGATTGTGGATGGAAATATCACCATAGCGATTTGCCAGAGAGTACCTCGTGTGTACTTGAATGTGAAAGTCCATTAGGGAATACAGTCAAGTTGAAATACTTCACACGGATGACCCACCTCTGCTACCACTATAGAGATTGCGTCAATTTTGCAGGGAAATATAGAGACGTTAAGTTTTGACGGAATTACGACTACGGGGAAGACAAAATGAGCTCAGCACGATATGACTATCAGCAGTTCCTCAATTGGCTACATCGACCGGAACGCAGCGTATCGGAAGATGCTCGGCGCTTAGCTAACTTGGTCGAGGCCAATTTCGACCGAATGGCTGCAAGCTCGCGCAGTAAAAGCCAACGGTCTATAGTGCTTGCCGCAATCGCAAAGGACAGTTTGCACGCCACGAGCTTTGAGCTCCCTGCAGTCACGGGGACAGTCCAGAGCGGCGCTTGGGCTTGGACTAGGCTGCACAGTTTGACCGTCGGCCCCTTTAGGGGCTTCCGAGTGCCCGAGACCTTCGACTTCCCACAGCGAATCACTATGTTTTACGGCCCAAATGGCAGCGGCAAGACGAGCCTCTGCGAGGCCCTTGAGTTGGCGTTGGTGGGTTCAGTAGACGAAGCTTCTTCCAAGCGTATTCCGCCGCAACGTTATTTCGCAAATCTCCATGAGAACCGTTTCGAAACCCCAGCGCTGGATGCTGTCGACGCACAGGGTCAAATTACAGCCGTAAGAGCAGATTCGGATGCATATCGGTTCTGCTTCATCGAAAAGAATCGCATCGACAATTTCTCACGCATCGCGGCAAAGACTAGCGGCGAGAAAAAAGATTTAATCGCGTCGCTGTTCGGCATGGAGCAATTCCATGACTTTGTCGCCAATTTCAACGAATCTTTGGACGGCCAGCTGAACCTTGTTGCGACTCGGCAGCAAGAACTTACAACTCGGCGTGCCGCACTCCAGCACGACCAATTAACCGTGGATGGCGAGGCCCAGGCAGTCCAAGCCATCACTAGCGAGGAAGAAACCTACGCTGGTGCTTTCACTGTCGGTCTGCCGTATTCTCAGCTTCTCGACCTTATTGGTAGCGATCAGAAACCGGGGCGCCAGCAAGAGCTCGCTGCGCAACTGGACGGCCCGGCACCCAGCTTATATAGCGTCAGTAGTGCAAAGCTGGTTGCTGCATACCAAGCGGTGGAAGCCGAACAGAAGCGGCTCGATGATGTCAATGCGAGACTCTCCACGAAGACTGCCGAAACCTCGTTCCAAAGCCTGTACAACGCAGTGCTAGGACTGCAAGCCAAAATTCCTGACAAATGCCCCGCATGTGAAACACCGCTCGCAGGAGACTATCGGGCCGCACGCGACCCATACGTCCAAGCTCACCAAGGGCTGGCCAAGCTCAAAGACCTCGCCGCCCTCCAGACGGAGATAGGTAACGTTCAAAGGGAGTGGGAGGTTGCATCCCGTAACCTGGAGTCGCTCATATCCAACTTTGCTCAACGCGTCGGCGCTGATGGCCTTAGCCAAGACGAGCGACTCTGCTATCTCTCGGCGCCTGGAGTGGATCATAGCAAAGCATGGTGGCGCGCGAGTCTTGAGCAACCTCAAGGAGCCAAGTCAATGGCGCAGAAGATCGTTGATTTGGCTTCCCAATGTGAAGGAATCGATTTACAGACCAACTCAGCGTTAGCAAACCGCGCTCAACTGGCCCAAGAACGCGCAAAACTTGTGCTGGCTGGCCAAGCCGTCGCCGGCTTCCTGGTGAAGCGCGTTGAATTGGCAAGGCAAGTTGCCACGGCTAGACAGGCCATCGCAAACTTTGACCATGCGAACGCTCAACTCATCGAGGCAGTTAGCCAAGAAGCCGAACTAATGGCCCGGGATCACCGCATCAAGGTGACCTACGACGAGTTCCTGCCACTGCTAAGGCAGTTTCGGTCGGAGCTGCCGGGCACACTCATCGCAGGACTCAATACCACGGCTCTAGGCATCTACAATGAATTCAACCGACGCGACCTCGATGGGGACAAACTTGCGGCACTTCGCCTTCCTACCAGCGAGGACGGCCGGATCGAGCTTTCCTTCCGTGCCGCGCCTCAGGCGAACGTAGACGCACTACACATTCTCAGCGAGGGGCATGTACGTTGTCTCGGCGTCGCCATCCTGCTCGCCAAGGCACTGGACGTGCGAACGCCTACCATAATTTTTGACGACGCAATCAACGCAATAGACACGGAACACCGCGAGGGCATCCGCGAGACGGTCTTTCAAAGCGACCGCTTCGCGAATACTCAGATCATCGTAACGTGCCACAGCAGCGAGTTTATTAAAGACTTGCAAAACCACATCGGCGACGGACAATGGACTGCCTACTATTTAATGCCTCATGCCGGCGATAACCGACCGCGCGTGAAAGGTAACGAGCACACCATGAATTACTTAGCACAGGCTCGTACAGCTTTGGACATTGGAGATTGGCGCAACGCCCTCGGTGCAGCAAGGCAAAGCCTTGAAATGCTTACGGATAGGGTGTGGAACTGGTTGGGCAAACACGAACTGGGCCAACTAAGCCTACCGTTGGCTAAGCGCGGTGCAGAGCCGGCGTTACGGAACCTCTGCGAAGCGTTGAAGAAGCGACTCGATGACGCGCGTACATTTGTACATCAGGACAAAGCCGCCCTTGTGACAGGACTTGGCGCTGTTCTTGGTATACCAGCCCCCTCTAATGTATGGCTATACCTAAACAAAGGAATCCACGAAGAGGCAAATCGGGACGACTACGATCCGCACCTTGTCCGTACTATTGTGGAGAACCTTGAGGCGTTAAATCAGCTTAAACTTCGGTCGATGACAGTTGCCATGGCGGCTGCCGCTCAAGCCGCAGTAGAAGAGGTAGTTTCTACAGGCTCCACTCCCACGAAGGATCGAAAACAGTTACCACCGTAATAGTGGTAACTGCTGAACGTCAGCGGCGGATGTCCATGGGCTTTGTAGGAAAGGTCGCGCGCATAGCGCGGGTACACCAGGAAGGGCTGACGGATAAGGTATATAAGCGAGGGTCCGAATGTAGTGGTTTAATGTACCCGGACACCAATTTAGGCGAGAATGCTCGCCATGGAGAGGTGTTTGATGAGCAAGCAAAGACGTACATTTTCCCCTGAGTTCAAACAGCAGGCAGCATGCTTAGTATTGGATCAGGATACAGCCACGTGGAGGCCAGTCGGTCGATCGGCGTCGGAGAATCGCTAATGCGCCGGTGGGTTCAGCAGCTTCAATTGGAGCGACAAGGCGTCACGCCACAGGGCAAGGCGATCACACCGGATCAGCAGCGAATACAGGAACTAGAGGCGCGCATTGAACGTCTTGAGCGGGAGAAATCCATTTTAAAAAAGGCTACCGCGCTCTTGATGTCGGAAGGGATAGAACGTACCAGGTAATCGATCAGATTTGTGGTGACGAATCAATCGAGTTGATTTGCGCGGTGTTCGATGTCGCGCGGTCATGCCTGTATGCACATCGGGAGCGCGTGCGACACATTGATGTTGAGCGCGTGGTATTACGTAGCCGCGTCCACGAGCTGTTCGTTGAGAGCCGAAGTTCAGCGGGGAGCCGTAGCATCATGGACATGATGCGCGAGGAAGGCACGGCCATTGGCCGCTTCAAAGTTAGTCGCCTGATGGAGGAGTTGGGGCTGGTCTGCAAGCAACCTGGCAAGCACGCCTACAAGCAGGCCACGGTGGAGCGTGTCGACATTCCGAATCATCTCAACCGAGAGTTCACGGTGGTGGCGCCAAATCAGGTCTGGTGCGGCGATATCACCTATGTTTGGGCGCAGGGGCGATGGTATTACTTGGCTGTGGTGTTGGATCTGTTCGCTCGCCGAGCCGTGGGCTGGGCATTCTCACTACGGCCCGACGCCGACCTTGTTGTGCAAGCGCTGGAAATGGCCTACGAGCAGCGTGGTCGACCGCAGGGACTGCTGTTTCATTCAGATCAGGGCAGTCAGTACGCCAGCCGAAAATTCCGTCAGCGCTTGTGGCGCTACCGGATACGGCAGAGTATGAGCCGTCGGGGAAATTGTTGGGATAACTCACCTATGGAACGACTGTTCCGCAGCTTCAAAACGGAATGGCTGCCGTCAACAGGTTACATGACGGTACAAGAAGCACAACGGGACATCAGCCATTACCTGATGCACCGGTATAACTGGATACGGCCGCATCAGTTCAACCAGGGACTGGCACCGGCCGTCGTCGAAGAAAAACTTAACATAGTGTCCGGGATGGGTTGACCACTACAGAATAAACTTATCCGATGCGATCACTCTTGGGGTTAAATACAACGGACAGGTGGACGATACGAGAATCGTTGCTGCATCATATGAAAAATATCTAGATATCAAACTTGCCGAAATACATAATTGACACTTGTCAGCAAGGAACCGATACTGTTTCCCTTTAATAGGTTCCATGAAACAGCAATGAAAAACACAGTTCAGGTTAAAGAGATTGTAGAGCCAGAATCAGGAAAAATACACCGTTATTACTATAACGGAAAGCCCTGTAAGCGTGTAATGGTTGACACTAGGCTAAGCAAACAACTTGCAGGTTACGTGCTAATTGAGAAAGACTTACGAAGCGTCATTGTCTGGTTGAAAGAAATAGATTCTATCCGTGCGAGTGAGCCAAGCGTCAGCGGCAGTGTGCACGCGATAAATCGAAAGACATACAATGTTATAAAAGGTCTATTTGTTGCTGCTCTTACATTTTATGGCAAGTGCTTTACTAGATGCGAGGGAAGACCAGTAAAACTGGAAAGAAAACAAGTCGAGGAAAAATATCGCCTAAAGCATGATCAGCTACAAAACTACCGGAACAATTTCGCTGCTCACAGCGGAGCAACAGACATAGAAAATGTGAAGATCGCAGTCATCATTCCTAGACTAAAGAAGGGTTACGTTCATCCAGAAATTTATAGCGAACTAAATCAACCAGATTTTTTCGTAGCTAAAAGCGGGGAGGTAGACTTCATTGACGTAGTGGAAAATATGAGGGCTGTAGTTCTTAAAAAAATACAACTCCTTAATGAAAAAATAATGAAGGAAGAAATTTTGCCTCAAGGACTTGATCATTGGATGAAAAAATAATTCTTGCTGGGAAATGCCCTAGCGAGAGCTTTTGCTTCATTAGCTTTTCAGTGATATCAAATTCTCTAGTTATTAAGATGTATATCAACCCGCCCCCGCGTGCATCCGCACGCGGACTTCGGCAACATGCATTGCATGAACGCCGACCTGTCCGACCTCCTCCGCTTGCTGCAAAATCTGATCCGCCTGGGCACCATCGCCGAGGTCAAAGGGGCCAAGGCGCGCGTGCGGCTCGGGCCGACTCTCACCACGGAGTGGCTGAAATGGGCCACGCCACGCGCCGGCAGCACGCGCACCTGGTCGGCGCCCACCATCGGCGAACAGGTCATCGTCTTTTCCCCCGGCGGGGAACTGACGCGCGGCATCATCGTGCCGGCGCTGTACTCGCAGGCGTTTGACGCGCCCGAAACCAGCGACAGCATCCATACAACGCACTACCCCGACGGCGCCGTGGTGCAGTACGACCACGCTACCCACGCCCTGACGGCCACCCTGCCCGGCGGCACCGCCACCATCACCGCCGATAAGGTGACGTCGAATGCACCAAGCACCATTTGCACGGGCGACCTGACCGTCATGAAAAACCTGATCGTCTTGCAATCGACCACCGTCAACGGCGCCACCACCCTGAACGGCGGCGTGAACGCCAAAGCCGGCGCCGCTGGCGGCGTGGCCATGGCCGTGCAAGGGACAGTCAAAGCCAGCGAGGACGTGCTGGCCGGCGCCATCAGCCTGGCCAAGCACCCGCACGGCGGCGTCAGGGCGGGCGGCGACCAGTCGGGCGGGCCGCAAGCATGATGGGCATGCACGCCGCCACCGGGCGCAGCCTGACTGGCCTGGGCCATCTGCGCCAGTCCGTCACCGACATTCTCACCACGCCCATGGGTTCGCGCATCCGGCGCCGCCGCTATGGTTCCGAAGTGCCCGAGCTGATCGACCAGCCATTAAATAGCGCCACGCAGTTGCGCATCTACGCCGCCACCGCCTTTGCCCTGCGCCGCTGGGAACCGCGCCTGCAGCTCGCCGGCGTGCAGCTCACGCGCGACACGGACGGCGCCATCGCCCTGCTGCTCGATGGCACGGCCAATGGCCAGGCCATCACCATGGCCGTGCCCGTCAAGCAAGGGGGAACAGTATGAGCACGCCCATCGACCTGACCCAATTGCCGGCGCCCAGCGTGGTCGAGGTGCTGGACTTCGAAGCCATCCTCGCCACACGCAAAGCCCACCTGGTGAGCTTGCTGCCGGAAGCCGAGCGCGCCGCCGTCACGGCTTTGCTGGAGCTGGAATCGGAGCCGGCCACCAAGCTGCTGGAAGAGAACGCGTATCAGGAAACCATCTTGCGCAACCGCGTCAACGACGCCGGCAAGGCCGTCATGCTGGCGTTTGCGTTAGACGGCGACCTCGATCAGCTGGGCGCCAACGTCAACGTGGCGCGCCTGGTCATCACGCCGGCCAATCCCAACGCCCTGCCACCTGTGGCGGCCGTCATGGAAGACAACGACGCCTACCGCCTGCGCATCCAGGAAGCGCCGGACGGCCTGTCCGTGGCCGGCCCGAAAGCGTCGTATGAATTCCATGCGCGGAGTAGCGATGGCCGCGTCAAGGACGCAAGCGCCACCAGCCCGGAGCCGGCACACGTCACCGTCACGGTGCTGGCCAACAACGACACCGGCATCGCCGACGCCGCGCTGCTGGCCACCGTGGCGCGCGCACTCAACGCCGAGGACGTGCGCCCCCTGGGCGACCGCCTCACGGTGCAGGCCGCCCAGGTCATCGACTACCAGATCGAGGCCACCTTGTATATCGGCGTCGGCCCGGAAGTGCCGATTCTGCTGGATGCAGCGCGCGCCAACGCCATACGCGTGTCGCAGCCGCGCCGCCCGCTGGGCCACAGCATCTACCGCTCCGCCTGCAGCGCCGCCGTGCACGTCGAGGGCGTGCGCAAGGTCGAGCTAGCCAGCCCGGCGTTTGATATCGAGCTGGACGCCACCCAGGCCGCGCGCTGCACTGGTATCAACTTGAACGTGGTGGTGCTCGATGAATAGCATCGTGCCGACCCTGCCGCCCAACACCACGGCGCTGGAACGCGCCATTGCCGTGGCATGCGCCGAGCTGGTCAACGTGCCCGTACCGCTGCGCGACCTGTGGAACGCCGACCGCTGCCCCATCAATCTGCTGCCGTTCCTGGCCTGGGCCTGGTCCGTCGACCGCTGGGATGACGCCTGGCCCGAGTCGATCAAGCGCGGCACGATCAAGGCGTCCTATTTCATCCACAAGCACAAGGGCACGATTGCCGCCGTGCGCCGCGTGGTGGAGTCCCTGGGCTATCTGATCCGCATCACCGAATGGTGGCAGACCACGCCGCCGGGCGTGCCGGGCACTTTCCGCCTTGACGTGGGCGTGCTGGACACGGGCATCACGGATGCGATGTTTCAGGAAATGGAACGCCTGATCGCTGACGCCAAGCCCGTCAGCCGGCATTTGACGGGCCTGGCGCTGTATCTGGAAACGCGTGGCCAGATGCAGATCGGCCTGGCCACCTACCACGGCGATGCGATGACGGTTTATCCGTGGATCGCCGAAGAAATCGAAGTGCGCGGCACGCTATTGCAGGCCGGTGCATCCCACACCACTGACACGATGACCATCTATCCATGAGCACATACTTTGCCATTCTGACGCAGGTGGGCGAGGCCAAGCTGGCCAACGCCATCGCCCTGGGCCAAACCCTGAAACTGAAAAAAATGGGCGTGGGCGACGGTAACGGCGCCCTTCCAACTCCCGACCGCACGCAAAAGGCGCTGGTGCGCGAGACGCGCCGGGCCGACCTGAACCAACTGGCCATCGATCCGGCCAACGCCAGCCAGATCATCGTCGAGCAAGTCT